GACAACCCTTGCCGCAAACTCGAAGGCGGCAATATCCTGACCTGTCCCGTCCGCCTGGGCTTCCCGCACTTGGAGAAGCCTCAGAAGGCGATGGAGGAGGGCAAGGCGGACAAGTACTCCGCCGTGCTGCTGTTTCAGCCCGGCTCCGACATCTCCCTGATCAAGACGGCGATGGGCGAAGTCGGCGCAGAGAAGTGGGGCGACAAACTGGCCGCCTACGCCCAGGGCGCCAACTTCCACAACCCGATCCAGGACCAAGCGCTCAAGTCGCAGTACGATGGCTTCGTGGCGGGCCTGCCGATGATCACGGCGAACGGCGAGCGCAAGCCGCCAGTGGTGATGCAGAACCTCGCCCCATACACTGGCCGCATCTACCCCGGCCTTTGGGCGATCTGTGTGGTCCGCCCGTTTACGTTCGAGACCAAGAACAACCAGGGCGCGGTGCTGAAGCGCGGTCTGGGTTTTGGCCTGCAGAGCGTGATGATCATCGCCGATGACGAGGAGTGGGGCGGCGGGTCCGTCGATCCGCACACCGCCTTCGCCGGGGTGAAGCTGGAAGCCAACGTTAACCCCTCGGCGATGTTCGAGGGCGCGGCGACGGTCGCGGCGCCCAAAGCTGCGGACCTGTTCTGATGCGTAGAGCCCACCTTGATTTCGAAACTCGTGCTGTGGTCGACATCAAGGTGGGCCAGCGCCGCTATGCCGAGGACGAGAATACCGGCATTTGGTGCGCGGCTGTGCAATTAGGCGACGAACCCATTCAATCTGACGAATGCGCCCAGGTCGCCCTGGCCGAACATATAGCCGAAGGCGGCGTGGTCGTCGCCCACAACGCCGGGTTCGAGCGCGCTATTTGGAACGCCAATTACGACGTTGAGCTGAAGATCGAGCAGCAGTCCTGCACCATGGCCAGAGCGGTCTCCATGGGGCTCCCGGCGTCGCTGGAAGCCCTGGCCGTAGCGCTCCGCACCAATGTGACCAAAGACAAGGAAGGCCGTGCGCTGATGATGCGCATGTGCCGACCCAAGAAGATTCACGAGGACGGGACGATCGAGTGGCACGACGCCAAAGACCTGCCTCGCCTCATCGAATACTGCGCCCAGGACGTCCGCACCGAAGCGGCCATCGACAAGCATCTGCCCGAGCTGACCCCCGAGGAGCGCAAGGTCTGGGAGCTGGACCAGCACATCAATGACCGCGGCGTTCAGATCGATGTGCCGATGGTCACGGCGGCCATGGCTTGCGCCGACGAGCTTCTGAAGCGGGCCAACAAGAAGATATGGCATCTGACCGACGGTTATGTGAAGAAGGTCACCGAGGCGGCCAAGATCTGCGAATGGATACGGTCGCGTGGCATCCCCTGCGAGAGCATCGCCGAAGGCGAGCACGAAGGCTTGATCGTCTGCGCCGGCATGTTCGACGATCCTGTGATCGAAGAGGTGATCCGCCTGCGCGCCGCCAGCGCCAAGGCCTTCAAGTTTCCGGCCATGCTGAACGCCAAGTGCAAGGATGGGCGGGTGCGCGACTCGCTAAAGTACGGCGCCACCGTCCAGGGTCGCTGGGCGGGGTCTGGCGTTCAATTCCACAACATGAAGAGGGTTGAGACCGATGCGGATGCTAACGACGTTGGCCTGGCTGTGGATATCGTGCGTAATAGCGATATTCGCGATATCGCTCGTACCGTTGACCGTCTCGAAGTCCTCTTCGACTCGCCCCTCGAAACCCTATCCCTCTGCACCCGCGCCAGCGTCATCGCCGCGCCGGGCCATCGGCTCCTAGGCGGCGACTTCTCCAACATCGAGGGCCGCATATGCGCATGGATGGCAGGCGAGCAATGGAAGCTGGACGCTTTTAAGGCTTATGACGCTGGAAAAGGGCCTGACCTCTATAAAGTTACCGCTGGCCGCATGTTAGGAGTGCCGCCCGAGCAAGTGACCAAGCCTCAAAGGCAACAGACTGGAAAAGTGTCCGAGTTGAGCTTCCAGTTTCAAGGCGCAGTCGGAGCCTATAAAAAACAAGGCGTTAAGTATGGCATCCGTCTGCCTGACGATGTCATCAGCCAGTTCGTCCGGAGCTGGCGCGCGGAAAACGCCAACATCGCCGCCATGTGGCCCGCTCTTCAGGACGCCGCGATCGAGGCGGTCAGCGCTCAGGGCTGCGTCGTTTCGTGCCTGCATGGCAAGGTGGCCTACGTCTCCAACGGCGACTTTCTGTTCTGCCGCCTGCCCAGTGGGCGGGTCATCTCCTACGCCTCGCCCAGCGTCGCCTGGAAAACGAAAGTGGTGGTCATCGATGGCGACGAAGTCGAATTCAACCGGCGCACCGTCTCCTTCTGGGGGATGCAGAAAGGCTGGCGACAGATCGACCTCTACGGAGGAATGCAGTGCGCCCACGTCGTATCTGGCGCCGCACGCGACGTGCTCGTTTCCGCGATGTTTAGGCTGGAGCGAGCCGGGTACCCTCTCGTGCTCACGGTTCATGACGAGTGCTTATCCGAAGCCCCCATCGGTTTTGGAAGCGCCGACGAGTACCGCGAAATCCTGATGGAGAAAGACCCTTGGTTCGCCGAGGTGCCGATCGCCGCCACAGCCTGGGAAGGGCCGCGCTACGTAAAATGACCAGTATCGACCTGCCGCCCAAGCTCCGTCTGATCTACGACATGATGCCGTTCGGCCAGGACGTGGCGATCGCTGACATCTTCGACGTGGTGACTGAGGGCCATCTGCCTAGCGACGACCTGCGCTACAAACAGTCCTACCTCGGCTCCTACATCACCAAGCTAAACCGCCGGCTGAAGAACCACGGACGCCGGGTCGAGCCAGGAAAGCTGAAGGGCACCTATCGCCTTACGGCCAATGCCCGCTGACCCGCAGATGGCAGACGAGCCCGCCACCATGCTGGACGCGGCCTTGGCGATGGCCGCGCGCAGGCTGCGCGTGTTTCCCTTGGCGCCAGGGACCAAGGATCGGCCCTTGATCAAGGACTGGCCCGAGTTCGCCACCACCGACGAGGCGATAATCCGCAAGGTTTGGGGCAAATTTCCCGACGCCAACGTGGCGATCCTTTGCGACGACATGATCGTGATCGACGTGGACGTGAAAGGCGGCAAGCCTGGCATGGCGTCGCTGATCGACCTGGATCTCGATCTCGACACTTTCACCGTCAAGACCCCCACAGGAGGGCTGCATGTCTACTTCACCGGACCCAACGTCAAGAATAGTGTCGGTCGAATTGGGCCGGGATTGGATATTCGATCCAGACACGGGTATGTGGTCGCTCCAGGTTCCCGAACAGATGCAGGGACGTATACTGTCTCTAACAATTCAGCCATTATGCGTGCTGAACCGAATCTTCTTGAACGTTGCTCCGCCGTCGCGCTCACCGTGGTGGAAGGCGGCCTCTCACTGGCTGTTTCCGACACCGAGGATGCGATCGCGCGCGCAACGCACTTCCTGAGCGTCGAGGCCGAGCCCGCCATACAGGGCCAAGGGGGAGACGCCAAGACACTGAAGACCGCCATCGCCCTGAAGGACATGGGCCTTTCCCAAAGCGCGGCCTTCGACTTGATGGCGGAGCATTGGAACGATCGCTGCGACCCACCATGGCTGCTCGACGAGTTGAGAACCAAGGTTCAAAACGCCTACCGCTATGGGCTCTTGCCGCCTGGCGTCAGTGCGCCCGAGCACCAGTTCAAGACAGTGGCCGTGGAGCAGCCCGCCGCGGCGGCGCCGTCGCCTTGGTATCACCATGGCGACCCTTGGTCGTTTGAATTTTCCTGGTTATTCCACAAGCTGCTGCCTGCCGTCGGCGTGGCCGTGGTCGAGGGTGAAAGCCAAGTCGGTAAGAGCTTCTTCATCCTGGAGCTGGCGCGCTGCCTTGCGACCGGAACCCCGATATTTGGCACACCGCCCGAGGAGCGCGGCGGAACGCTGCTCCTCTACGCCGGGACGGAGGGAAGCGGCATTGAGGAGCGCATGATGGCTCTACGCGAGGCCGACAGGCTTCCCATCGCCTTCCGCGCCATCACGTCCTCCCTGACCACTGCGGGGGCCCTGGCGGCCCTGCAGGACGACATAGAGGCCAAAGCGGCGCAGATGTTGGCGCAGTTCGGCGTCCCAATCCGCATGGTGGTCTTTGAGACCTTATCGGCCAGTGGTTTGCTGAAGGACGAGAACGACAACTCCGAAGCCGCCGCGGCAGTCGCGATCCTCGGCAACATGTCCAAGCGCATGAACGCCCTTTTCGTCACCACCCATCACCCGCCCAAGGCCGGAAAAGGCTCCCGCGGCGCGTCGGCGATCCCCAACTCTGCCGACGTGCGGATCGAGATCACGCGCGAGGGCATGGGCTCTGTGCGGGAGGTGGCCTTGGTCAAGGCGCGCACGGCGTCGCAGCGCAAGCTCGGCAGCTACACCCTGGTCGAGGTGGAGTTGGGTCACGACAAGAAAAACCGTCCCGTGGTTAGCTGCATCCTCTCCACCGGCGCGGTGCAGACTTCAAGCCAGAAGGTCGCTGCGCATTCGGAGCTTTTCATGCAGTGCGTCGAGCACGCCACGGTGAACGCCCAAAAGGAGGACCCCGAAGCGACCATGCCCGAGGAATGCGACGTGCGGGACATGTTCAACAGTCGATGCCTGATCGTGGACCGCAGCAATCGCGCCAAGGCGTACACCAAGGTCAAAACCTGGGCCGAACAGATGGGGGCGATTCAGATCATCCTCGACAATCACCGCACCTACATCAAGCAGAAGGAGATCATGACGTGAAGAAGCCCACACCCAAACCGCCGAAGCCCAAGCCGCCGGCCGAACCCAGCCCCGCCAAGGAAAAGCAGGAGCGCTACGAGCGCCTGAAGGACGTGGACCTGTGACCGATCAATCCAGCACGCCGGCCAACCGCTTTCGCGTTTTCATGATCGATGCGACCAGCTACGACTTTTACCTTGGACCGAACCAAAGCTGGGAAGGATTCCTGGCGCAGTTGACCTCGACTGGCTGCATGATGACCAATGACATCATGATCATGCGCGACTCGATCGTGAAAATCATGCGGGTCTATGACGGGCCTGTAACGCCGATCGGCAACGTGATCCCGTTCCCAGAACCGAGGGGAAGCGCTTAGTTCAGCAGCTGAGCACGCTTCGCCTCTTCCATAGCTGCCAGGACGCGGTCCATCCCATCCTCGCCCTTCGACCTGAGCTTGGCGCTCTCTACTCTGGCTGTGGTGGAGAGCACCGAAGCGATCACCGCCTGCTGGGTGGAGAGGATGCGCATGAAATCCTTGCCGTGCTTGTCGTAGTCCGGCTTGATCTTCATGATGTCGAGCGCCCGCTTCATAGCTAGGTCGCGGAGTTTCTCAAACTCGTCGGAGATGACGACTTCGATTAGAACGTCATCCCCGTCGCGTAGCCGTGCTTCTGCACTTCGGGCAATTGCTTCTTCAGCCTGCTCCCGATATCCGGCCGCCAGAACGGCGACGCCGGAATCTTGATCTTCTCCAAGATCCGGTACGCCTTGTTTCGCGCCTGCTGTACGCTGTCGCCCAGCCCCGTCGCCACCAGCACGTAGTCCCCCGCCGCCAGGGTCATCTTCTCGCTGACGATTTGCCCGTTCCGCTCTTGCGGCGCGGGTCCTTCCATCGCGCCGCACAGGTGGACGTTCTTCCTCAGGGCCGGGGTCAGTCCGTAGAGGGGCGCCCCCATAATCTTGTCCAGCGGGGTCTTCCCGTAAGGGAACTCCGGGAGCGCCATCACCACCCCGGTCGAGATTTTGTTTAAGGAGAAGGGCCGACTGTCGCGCCCTTCTGCGAGCGAAGCCAGCCATTCTGCGTGATCTCCCTTGAGCAAGCTCTGCTGGATGTTGAACGTCGGCCACCCTGGGCGCATGGTGAACTCCAGCGGCCAAGGCGTCCCTTCTTCGTCGATGATACAGTTCACATCGACGTAGCCGCAATAGTCCAGACGCGAGAGGGCGTCTTCGAGCGGCTTCAGCACCTTGTCGGCCAAGCGCGACCTAACGACGAAGCGCACCACCGTCCCCATCTCACCCACGTTTGGGCCGCGGTCGCCGGCCATCAGCGACTTGAACTCCCAGTTCTCGCACCACCCCTGGCTGAAGCCGTGCGGCCCAAAGAAGGCGCCCACGGCCATCTCGCAGCCTGAGACCTTCTCCTGGAGGATAAAAGCGCCCTTGTGCCGGCCGGCTCTCTTCCACCTTTCCAACATGAAGATGAGATCGACCGGGGTTTTGGCGACGTAGCTGAGCGACTTGTCGGCTTCGTCATAGGACGGCTTGGAGACGAAAGCGCGGTTCTCTTTCTTCACGTAGGCGATGGCCGAATCGTAGTCGGAGAACTCCTTGTAGTCGGGCACGTCGATTTTGTGCTTTTTGAACACGTCCTGCCCGGTCTTGCGGTCCAGCTCCCACTTAGCCGCCTCCTGGGTGGCGCCGACGATCCGCACGCCGCGGTCCCGCCAGGCGTCCAACTCGCGCAGGTAGATCGTGTTGTCGGCCAGGAGCACGATGTCGGCCCAGTTGATCGAGGGGCGCCAATCGCTGATGCGCCCTTTGACCAGCCCTTTGCCGATGTTCTGGTTGCGCTCGTCCTTGCGGAAAGACCAGCGCACCTCATGACCGTCGGCCTCCATGCGCATGGCGACGTCGAGCATCCCATCCGATCCATAGCGGTCGAGCAGGAGCACTTTCATTTTATCACGCCCCAGCCGAAAATGGGTCGTCGCGTCCAGCGCCACCCGCCTTCTATTTCGTGTGGCGTAGACCACCGAAAAGACCAACCGATAAACAACACGCGGTCCTTCAGCTTAAGCATCAGGATACGCTTCTTGTTAAAAGGGTCACATTGGTTTCGTCTGGTGATGAGTTTGAGCTTCATTCGAACATGGCCTCGGCCGCCTTGTCGTACGCCTGCCAGTTCAGGCCAATCTCCTGGGCGAACAGCCGCTCGATGCACTCGGCGAAGACGTGCTCTTTGTGGTAGGGCGCGTTGGGCAAGTGGCCCGGGTCGTCCGCTTCGGGATGATCCATGTCGAAGGCGAGGATATCCGGTTCGGAGATGCCGCGGTCGATGCACAGCGCCACTTCGACCAGCTCGTGCAGCATGGCGGCGAAGTTCATCCGCTCGTCGGCCGTATCGCTGACCCGAATCTGCAGGTCGCGGCCGTCGAACCAATAGTCGCCGAGCGTCGCGTAGCGCTGTTCGTGGTGAGGGATGACCTTGATGATGATGATCTTCACTGGTCCCCCTGCATTTGCCTGTCGTGCTTTAGCTTAGCCTTCCACGCTGCGTTGTCGCGCTTCTTCTTGGACGCCGCCAAAGCCTCTGGTCGGGTAAGATACGCGCCAGCGGGCCGCACCCCTGCAAAGCGCTCGAAGGGATTAAGCTTTGACCCTGGACGCGGCTTCGACGACGGGCCCAAAGACATGGGCAAAGCTTCGTCGGCTGCATACTTGCCGACTTCCGCCGCCTGTTCCGTCGCAGATCCTTGCTCGTTCCGGATTGGGTCTTTGCGGTAGTCCTTGTTATTGTAAAGCTCCACCGCAGCGGACAAAGCCGGATTGGCTTTGTTTTCGATCTCCTGTCGTGGATCACCCATGGTGAAGGCCAGGACGTCTTTCATGTAGGAGGGAATGACCGCCCGTTCGGGCTGGCCTTTGCTATCGGTGCCGCCCGTTCGATAAGCGAACCAGTCCATGCCTTCCGGCATCTGGCCGGTGTGTAAATATGTCGCGATCCCATTCTGAATGGCCGTGAGGCCCACGAGAGCGGCGACATAGGCGGTCTTATCGGTGACGCCTTTGCCCTTGACCAAGCCTTTCAGCGATTCGGGAATCTGCACGACGCCGCCGCCGATTTCCCGCACGGTGCCGAGGTTCCAGGAGGGTGATAGCATAAGAAGCTGTGCGATTTGGAAGCCCGATTTGTGCCAGAAGTTATTGTTCACGACCAATTCGCCGAAGCGGTTGTCGATGTTGTCTGCCAACCGCTGGCCGTAGCGCAACTGCTCCTGCGGCGTGGCGTTAGGGTTAGCTTGCAGAAAATCCTCCATACCCTTGGCCCAGGCACCGCGCTTCATGTTCGGAACGTAGTGTTCAAAAATCGGTGCGGCTGCGCTTTGAATGATGTTGCCGGCAAGGTCGATCGATCCTCTGATAGGCTTCTCTTTCACGCCTTTCAGGGCGTCGCCTAGGTCCCGCTTCAGTGTTCCGCGTAGGGTTGAAGACAGAAGCGACGTGCCGCGCCGCGTCGCATATATCTTGTCCATGTTGAGCCGCTGGCCAGACCGCTCGTAGAGGGCGTTGACCTTGGCGTCCAAGCCACTGATCGGGGCTCGGCCCAAGATTTGGTCTTTCATCCTGGCCCCGCGCATCGCCGTCCGAACCGGCGCGAAAGGCGTGGCGGCTAGGCTCTTTGCGGCACCCACGACATCGCCGCGCGACCCCTTTTTGATACCCCTGGCCATCTCGGAGACCATGCCTTCTTCGCCCATCACTGTGGCGTGGAAGGCCGATAAACCAAGTTTGAGCTGCACCAACCCATTAGCGGCAGCGCGCGCTCCGCGGTAGAAGGGGCCGATGTCGCCTTGATCAAGCCCTTTGGAAAGATGGTTATTATAGACCCGCGCTGCGCCTTCTGGGGCGAAGAGCTGTTTCGCAGGTTGCGTCCCTACGACCTTGCCGTCCTTTATAATACGCACCTCTGGTTCAGATGCCTTCATGCCTTTTAACGGAACCCAACCTTCAGGTTGCGTCCCCGGCACAAACATCTTGGCCCCGATCTCCTTGGAGCTTTTCATCCCATCAAGAATTTCATGCGCGCCGAGATAACGGGCCATGTTGTCGGCGTAGGCGGTCATAGCGTCCAGGGGGTTTTTGTAGCGCGGGGTTAGGCCTGCGTTCAGCCCGTCTTCATAAGTCGGCAAAGAGCGCGTTCGAAGGTTACGACCGGAGCCTTGTTTACCGCCATAAATTGCACGCTCGACGTCTTCCGGCTTTTGCTCCCACATACGCGCGTAATAGTCCTGCACAAAGTTAGGCCCGCCCGTGCTTGAGTTAAATACGGTCTCTATTTGCTTACGATATGCCTGGGCCACTTCGCGTATCGCATCAGCCGCCGGCCGTAGTTTGTCGGAAATAGTCGCCTTGCCTGCGCTTCTGTTCTCCACATAGTGGATCAAAGCAAGCTGTTCCTGAGGGGAGGCGTTGCCGACGACACGCTGGTGCTGGCCAAGGGTGTAGGCGGCCTTATCCGCTTCTAGGCCTCGCTTTCCAAGGATTGACTTGTGCAGCTCGACCGCAGCCCTGGCGTGATCGTCTACAGTCCCAGGGGAAAAGATCTTCTCTGCTGCACCTGTCGCGCCCTTGGCCGCCCTCAGTGCTTCTTCCGCTGCCTTCGGCGCAGACTTGGCCGCCATCTCAGGCGCGAACACGCTCGCCGCGGCGTCAGCCGTGTTGCCTGCCAGCCGGCCGGCCACGGAGCCTTCGCCGATGGCCTTTTCGATAGGCTGGCCCACGACGTTGTGTACGGCGCCGCCAACCGCCGCAAAAGGATAGCCGAAAACGTCCAGGCTCGTTTTGGCGACGCGCCCGATCTTCTGCCAGTCCGTTTGGCTCTTAGGCCCGGTGAAGTCTTCCTTGATCGCTTCGTTGGCTTGGCGTTGGCCCTCGATCGCGGCCTTGGGGATTTCAGCGAAGCGGTCGGCTACCTTGCCGACGAAGTCCCACACGCCGCCGCTGTCCGCCCTGGGCGCCGGTGGCGGAGCCTTGGGTGTTGCAGTGGCGGGCAACACGGTCCCGACGGAGCCCCAATCACTTGAACCCCCGCCCGCCACCGGCGCGCCGACGGAAGCCCATGGATCGGCCATGATTACTGCCTCACCATCACCGTGCCGTCAGGGCGCTTGAAGTACGTGCCCTTCGGCAGTTTCTGGGCGTCCTGCGGCGTTTTAACGCTGATGGGGTTCTGCGCCGTGCCAGGGCCGCCGGGGTCTTTGCCGCCTGCGCTGACAGTCGCGGCTCGTACCCGCCCTTCGGCTCCAGTCTGGGCCACGCTCTGCGCGGAGGAGCCGCGCACCTTCGCGCCTTCAAGGCTCTTGTCCGCGGCGTACTTCCGCGCGCCGGCATTGGTCCCGGCTACGGCTTCTTGCGCTCCTGCACGGATGCCGGCGGCGCCCACCGTCGCGCCAGCCCGCATTTTAGCGGTGCTCTCTTGGGCTTTAGCCCTGGCCGCCTCGACGTCCTTGGCCGCTTGCGCCCGCATATCGGCGATCTTCTGAGCCGATTCGGCGCGGACCTGGGCCAGCTCCATAGCGTTCTGCGCTTTCTGCGCCGCGATCTGCCCCTCCATGCGAACCTTCATTTCGGCGACTTCGGACTGCATCAAAGCGCGCTGCTCGGGCTCCAAGCCTTTCATCATCTCGATGCGGTGTTGCACTGCGGCCATCAGGACCTCAGGCGGAGCACCAGGGTTGCCGCGCTGGACGTCCATCGCGATGGACTTATACGTCTTCTGCAGGTCCATGGCGAAACCCTGGCCACTCGGCGACGCAACGCCGCTCATGCCATCGGCTTGGGGAGGTTGGCCGCCAGGAGCCCCGCCTGGGCTGGGCGGCGCGCCTTGCTGCGGCGGGGCCATTGGCGTCGCGCCGGGCATGGGCGTCGGCGTGAAGCCGCCTTGGGGCTGCGGCGGCCCTGACTGAGGCGGCGGAGCGGCTTGGGGACCAGGGACGCTAGGCTGTCCCGGCGCCATAGCTTGCGGCCCCTGGGGCGCAGCGGGAGGCGGACTGCCGCCCATGACGCCTTGCGGCATCGGCGTCGCGCCGGGGATAGGCGGCTGGCCTTGCGGCGCTCCGCCGACAGGACTGTCGGTCAGTGCCTTCCAATCGGCGTTTGCGCCTTGCTGTTGAATTATAAGCTGCTTCAGCTTCGCTGCAGTCGCTTGAATTTCCTGTTGCCGCTGGCGCAGGTCCGCGCCTTGGGTGGCGCCTTGCACCGCCCCTCCAGCAAAGGATCCGATCGTCAGTCCCGGCATGGCGCCCTAGATGAAAGCGTAGGAAAGAAGACTGCCGAACGCCGAGCCCAACCCGGCAGACTGGGCGTTCGACTGCGCGTTGTTGGTGGCGGCGGCGTTGTCCGCGCCCTGCGTAGCGGACTGGCCGAGCTGGAGGTAGCTGGCGTCATTCGCCACAGCAGACTGCGTTAACGCATCAGAAGCGTTGGTGCCGTTCACTTGGTTGTTCAGCGCCGTCGCATCCGCGGTCTGCTGGCTAAGGTACGTCTGGCTGGGCGCGGCGCTGGTCTGCGCGATCGTGTCGAGGCCCTGAGCGCCCAAGGTGGACGCGCCGGAATAAGCGGAGCCCGCCGCGCTTTCTAGCTGCGACAGCGCCGCGATGGCGGCGGCCTGGCGCGACTGCTGCTGCTGCTCCCATGTCAGGTTGAAGTTCTGCGTCGCTTGGCCGCTGACTCCTGCAGCAAAAGGCGATCCTGCCACGCCGTTCTGGGCATTGGCGACATTTTGCTGATCTTGGGTGGCGGTGAGCTGCTGGTTGTAGAGCGCGCTCTGCGGATCGTACCCTGTGGCCATGGTTGCTGGCGCATAGGCGGCGGCGAGGTTACCGAGGCCCTGCAGTGACGAAGCGCCCTGGAACTGGCCGGCGGCCACGCCTTGGCCGGCCTGCGCCACTTGCCCTGCGCCGGCCTGCGCCTGGGCGTAATAAGGATTGCTCATCACGTTGGACGTGATCTGCTGGTACTGAGGCGCGACCTGGGAGTAGAGCGCTTGGCCGGCGCCGCTCAGCTGGCTATTGTCAGATTGGTAGTTGGCGTCAGCGGCGGCTTGGCCGGTCGGCTGGTACGGCGTCGGGGCGTTCTGACCGCTGCTCATGCCCGCTCCCTTTCAGCCGCACGTGGAGGACCTCGGAGGGCTGGTAGCCCATGTGGCCAAGTAATCGCCCGAGCGTAGCAGACTTCTTCGCCGCGCCCAAGGGGACGTGAAACTTGGACGCGATGAAGGTCCGCTTGACGTCGAGCCTGTCCATCTCGCGGTTGATGAAACGCAGAAGCTTCACGCCCGCGGCGCCGCGCGCTTCGGGTTCGACAAAGAGGCCCTGACAGAAAGCCGTCTTGGTCCTGACGTTGTGCAGCGGCGTGGTGATCATGAAATCCGCGTAGCCAACCAGCGCACCGTTCTTGCGCACCGCGGCGATCCTGAAGATACCGACCTTCTCCATGGCCAAGGCCTGTGGAACGTCCAGGGCCAAGGGGATAGGCCCCTCTTCCGCTTCCTTGTGATGCTGGATGGCTAAGTCTTCCAGGCCGTCGCTGATCAGACGGCTCAGGGGTTCCCAACCGACGGTGATCACTTCACGTCCAAGACAATATGGGTGCAGGCGTGCTCACTGAAGTTCACGATGCTGTAGAGGGCGCGATGATCGACTTGCGTGAGTTGGCCGACCGGCAGGACTGCGCCGGACCCGCCACTGTATGTCCAGCAGGCGGGGGACGGTATGAGGCAGAGGTGATATCGATCAGTCGTTGCACCTGCGTCCGCCGCCCACGGGACATAACCGCCAGGGTCAAGCTGCATAATCGCGACGTCGCCGAACTCAACAGGCTCGCCGGTGTTAAGGACAGACTTGATCCGCCCGAGCAGGCTTCGGCCACTTTTCCACTCTTTCAGTACAGGCAACGGAGAGCCGTCTTTCATCAGCGGCAGAGTGCGCAGCGGGCCTTCGCCGACGAGCTGCGTCTTGTACTTGGTGATGAACATTGCCGTAAAGAACGAGGCGTCCACGAAGCCGATGGCCTTGATCACGACAGCCAAAGCTCCGTCTCGGCTTGCCGGCGCGCGACCAATCCAGGCATAACTACCTCACGGCCAGCGACGTCTCCGTAGATCCAGCGACCAAATTCTGCGGCGACTTGGTCGAGCTGCCCGACGTTCAAAAGACGAAACAGCTTCGAGCCGACCACACGGCCGATACCTTCGTTGTAGGTAAAATCGACCAAGGCGGCGTACTGGTTGTCGGTCAGACGCGCCAGCACAGGGGGATCCAAGAGCCGGCAAACGGGTACCGCGCCATCGGCGTTCAGGTCGTGCAGAAGGAGCGCATCCGCGTCGGCCAAGGCCATTGGCTCAGTGCGGTAACTGTCGGGATCGGCGCCGGTGATCTTGTGACCAAAACCGATGGTCAAAAAGCCGGCGGGGTCCGGCTGCGCCTTCGGCACGAAGCCCTCGAACCGCTTGACGAACGGCGGCAAGCAGGCAGGGACTGGCCGCGTCACGCAGTCCTCGGGCCGAGGGTCTTGGGGGTCGGCGCCACGCCGCTGCGCGTCGGGTCGCTGTTCACGCTGCCCTTAGGCGGGCGCATCCCTGAGTCGCCAGGGGGCGACATATTCTTCATGCCTTCGTGCATGTAACCCTTGCCGCTCTTGGCCATGTCACTTTTCCTCGTGCTTGAAAAAGCCATCCTTGCCAGCGGCAAGGTTGGCTAGCTGCCGGTTGGTATTCTGCCCGTTACGCTCCAAGGCGTCTAGCTTTTCCTTCAACCCCTCCATAACCGTAGTCATGCGGATGATGGCGTCGTGAGACGCGGAAAAGTCCTCAGTGGATTTCTCTAGGCCTTTGACACGTTGACTGAGCACACCGGTCCAAAAAGCTAACGCAATCAGGCCTAGAAAAGGCGCGTAGAGCTGAATGACTTGAGAAAACACCATCCTATTTAGATATCTTAGGTTTCTGCGTCGAAATCGCGTAAGCAGCGGCGGCCTGTGTGTTGGCATATGTCGGGTGCAGACCGTCTATGCTGTCAGAACTGGTCACCGTAACATTCAATGCGTGGGCTTTGGCGATAGGTGAGGAATTGAGCCAGCCGATTTGTTGATTAGTGGCGGGACCAAGCGTTACAAAACAGTTTGTTCCGTTGTTAACTTCGCTGACGATGCCATATCCGGCACCTGTATTGTAGTCTTGATTTGATGTGCCCGGTTCAAAGACTAGAAAAGTACCAATGGGAGGACAGGCATTGAGGTATAAAGCGTTTGAAACGCTGGCCGAGGTGTAATAATAGTTGGCCGGAATGGCGTTGCCAACAGCTGTGCCGCCCGCCAATGTAGTTGAATAGTTGGGAACAAGCCAAACGTTGTTGGCCTCCAATACAGGCGTTGGATCAATGTAGGCGGTGAACGCGGTATTCGCCTCAATCCAAGCGTTGACTTGGTCTCTCGTTCCCCCGACAGTAAAGCCATTGTTTGGCGTCTGGTTCGTGGTTGTGGTCCACCCGTCGGTTGATGAGGTATAGGTCGTCGAAAGCGTCTGATAAAAGGCGGTCCCGGGCCAATTTGCCTGCATTGCAGCTTGAAGCGCGGTAAGCTGCGCCTCCGTACCACTCACGCCCTTGCCCTGGATCGAGTTGACGACGGTTTCGTTGAGAACCGCCGTGAAAGGGGGCTGAGACCCTAGGGCCGAGAACGCCGCGATAGCGTTAGCCAGAAACTGCGACCCATAGTACCACGCTGGGGTAGCGCTTACTCGGCTCCAATTGCTGTAAGCGAGGCGACGCCCTGAGTCGTCGAGCATGTCCTCGACCCACGAGCGATTGCCTCTGCTGTCCGCCAAGGTGGCGTTGACCTGAAGATAGTCACCGATGCTGTCGCCCAGCATCCAAATGACCGGCGATCCATCCCAGCCTTGGCAAGCCATGGCGATCGGCATGTAGAACGCGTTGCCCACGCCCAAGCTCGGCCCCATCGCCGTGAACGTATCGACATAGCTGGACCGATCGCTTGAACTGACGACGAAGCCCTCGCCGGGTATCGGCGGAACTGAACTCCCGACGCGATTGCCGCCAACCGCGACATTGTAGGCTTCACGAATGTTGTAGGTGCTGTTCGCGGTCAAATCGACAGGCGCAGGGTCTGTCCAGACCTGGCCGCCGTTAGGGATTGTATAAGCGCGAGACCCTTGGATGGTGATCGGCGTCGTGACCGTGCCCGCCGAATTCCAAAACGCGAGCTTCTCGATGTTAATCGCGTTTCCCGGATTGTTGATTGTGCCGGAAGATGAAATTTGCCAGTTGGTTAATAGAAGTCGCGGGTTGTGGCACGTCCAGTTCGGCGTTCCGACAATAATATTGCTCGCCGCATATACGTATTGGGATGACACGTTGAACTGTGCATCAAGAATTCTTAAGCGGGTTCCGGCCAACATGTAACGGGTTAAGTTAGCCCCGTTTGTAGCTGACTGCCCCCCGTTTACTGCGACGGCAGTGAAATACCTGTGCTTTGTTTGGGCCTCAGCGAGGGCGCCAAAAAACTGAGAAGCTAAAGCCAGGGACAGCCCGAGGACTTTGAAAAAGCGCTTCATGGCTCAAGGAACCCGCGTCAAGGTGGCCACACAGCCGGTCGTGCCTGTGAGGAGAACTCGCACCACGGCATTTCCGGCGAGGGTTACTCCGGTGCCTCCAACGGAATCAGTCGCGGTCTTTGATATTAAGTTTTCATAAGCGCCGCTGGCATCTAAACCTTGAAGAACCAAAGTCCCGTAACCAGAGCAAACTTGGCTTAAGACGTAATCGCCTCCCGTGACGGTAACCGCTCCGCTGGCCACGTTGTTTGTAACCAGCGCAAAGGATTCTTGCTTTCCGACAATATAGTAAGGACTGTTCGCCGTGTTATTGCTCGGCCCGCTATCGCACAGCCTAAGCGTAGGATCCTGGGTCAGGGAGTAGGGACTGCCCACGACAGGGGCGTTGTTTGGCGTACCGCAAGCGGGAACCACTACGGCGCCAAAGTTCTGGGCGTGCGCCGCTAAAGGCGAAAGCAACAGCGCCAAGGCTACCAGAATGCGCTTCATGCTGCTCTCCTAAGGCTTCTTGTCCGTTTTGGCCGCCGCCTGTAACTTTGCCACGGCATCCTGCTCCTGTTTCGTAATCAGTTCAATCACCGGATCGGCCTCGGCGCCCGTGTACGCCTTATGGAGCGCCTGCTTGGCGGCCTCAAGCACGCCAATGGGCAAGGTGACGGTGATCTCCGTCTGAGCCGTGATGGGCGCCGGGGTGGCGGGTGGCGCCGTGGTTTGAGGGACGGAGGCAATAGCGGCGGCTGCAATGAGAGAAGCAATCATAGAGTTTTTCCTAGTTTAAGGTTAGTGACGCTCTGCCCCCAAGGGCAAGCTGAAGTACTAAAACTTCAGCTTTTAGTATGTCAATCTCGTGCTGAAGGTCTTGCTCGCCCTTCACTAATACGGAGCCGGCAAGCTGTTCGTAGCGAATGCCAGAAGGAGTACCCTTGTCAGGGCCGTCATAGTAGTATGTTACTAAGCGCGGATCAATCTTGGCGACGTCCTGGGCAAGCATACCCACCTGTTGCCCGATATGGTGAGGATCGTCGTTTAAGACATAAGACCCTGGTGTCATTTTCATGACCGCTTCAATGCCCGGAACGTTTCCCGGCGTCCAATCATGTTTTTTGCGGGCATCGGACACTGTACAAGACGATGTACCGTAAGTTACAAGTCCTGAACTAGTTGTCCAGCAAAGCGGGTCGTTTCCAGCCCCGCTTGATAATCCTGTGACAGACAGAGCTTGATTAAACTGTAAAACTCCACTCACGTCTTGTGCACAATCACTTGTGCCGCTAAAGCATAAAGACTGCCCCGTATGCATTGTTATCCCCAAAGAGGACGAGTCCTGAGATAAGTCGATCCCATAAGTATGAGTTCCGTGTATATACAAAGATCTGGTGGAAGTTGAAGAATCGTTTATGCTGTATCCTGAAGACGACGTTCCGTTTATTAACAATAAAGAAGACGACTTTGTACCTCCAATAATAATACCGTTTGTGGATGTGGATATTTCGTTTATGGCAGTGTTGTGTGCTCCACTTTCTGTTATGCCAACGCTGGCAGACGTGTTCTCTTGAAGTCCGGAGTCTTGAGCTGTTTGCGCCCCATCAATCAAAACACCTATATGGGATTCATATCCTCCGGTAGTAGATATTCCGTGAACGTACAATCCGACTGAATTTGTATAAGCCGAAGCTCCGGCAATCCAGACATTAAATGAGTTACATCCCACGCCTATCCCACAATTCGCTTGACTATTATTTAAGTCGAATTCAGCATTAATTGCCCCGTAAGGGCTGCTACTAGAGCGCTTCATTTCCATTTCGGATGTCATTGCCCACGTAGCCCCCGATCCAGGCATTGCTTCGTGTGAAATAGAAAGAGCTGTTTTTCCGTTGTTTATGTTTCCTGAAGTAGGCCCATCCGCTCCAGTAACGCTATACATTCCGATTGCAAGCGCCACCTCTTGTGCGCCAGTTGCTCCGGAAGAAGGGCGATTTGTGGTTAAAAATTGAACGTCTTGCGCGTACATATGGGTGCCATTGCTGTCGAACGGGCAGTTAGAAGCGGAGCAATATTCAATAAGTGGGCCAGTGGTTGAATAACTCCCGTTGTAAGAGCAGGAACTCGTTGCGCTTACACAACTATTTACTATTGACGGAGACAGTGTATCGATAAGTATTTGTTGTCCACCGCGTAAAAACGCCGCCGTTAAGCCGCCAGCGCCGAACCCTGCGGTTAAGTCCGCAAGGTTTCCAACTGCCGCATCCCCTTGGATCGTCACAGCCCCGGTGGCGTTATTGATTGACAGCCAGTCGCCTAGATAGGCCCCGCTGGAGTTGAAGGCGTAAATGTTATAATTACCGCTTGTGTCCAGCCCCATGTTCCATCGGCACTGGGCTCCATAAGTGCACAGGCCAAAACCACTTGTGTATCCGCTTGCGCCGGATGCATAAACGTTTGCCGCCCCGGTGGGGTTAGTGGAGGTTATATTTCCTCCAATTGCTAAAATATCGGCACTAGACGTTATGCTTCCGGTATAAAAACCGGTGCCATTCCATGCTAAATTGTAATTATTTGTACCGTTTCTTGTTATAGTTTCGACAGTGTCTCCGCCGTAGCCTTGGATTGTTACGGTTCCAGCCGATCCCGTACCTGTGATCTGAAACGGAGTAACAGAACTTGATGAAATTAAACCGGCAAATGTAGCCGTTCCCGAGAACGTGGGCATATATGAGCCGGCAAATCCTCCGTTGGTGTTCGGCGCGACGGCCAGCGCCGCCGCGACGCCCGTGGCAAGTCCAGTGATTGATCCGATGGCTGGCGTGACGGTGTATGTCGCTATCCCTGTGATTTGGCCCTGGGCGTTGACGGTCGGGGCGGCAGCTTGAGTCGCCGAGCCATAAGTTCCTGCCGTCACGCCGGTATTGGACAGGGCCACCGAATTGCCCGAAACAGTTATTCCGACCCCCGCCGTAACGCCGCCAGGGAGTCCTGTCTGGACAAACGTTATAGGCGTTGTTCCTATAGTTCCGCTAGCAGGAGACGTCGATGACCAAGTCGTACCGGTAAACGCTGTGCCGTTCAAAATTAGCACAGCCGAGCCGTAAAGTCCCGAGTAGACGGTGGCGCCCGAGCATCTTGTGGTGAACGCTGATCCCGACCCCGGATAAACCCAAAGGCCGTTATTCACCGAAGATGTTTGGTTTGTGAGTAGCACACACTGGCCGGCAGTAAGGGTATAGCCGTCAATAGTGGCGGGCGCAGATGTTAAACTGACATTTGAGGTAGCGACTGCGCTAGCAGTGTATTTGTTCACCACAAGGCTGTTGAGCTGCTCCAACGATACGGGCTGTAGGGGTTGCGCTGCGTCGGCAAAAAGCGTCAGAGGGCCGCCCATAGAGATCGTCCCGAGGTTGGTGATCCCCAAATAGCTCCCAGACAATCTGCCGCTCGGTAGCGTTCCGATGGCTTGGTTGCCAGAATTGGACGCAAAGGTTTCCGCAGCGACTTGCGCTGTCGATGCCGCGCCTGCCGCATCAAACGCCGTGGCAGGCTGTGTCGCTGCGGACCCAAGACCAAGGTTGATGCGCGCTGCGGCAGCAGATGCGAGGTCGCTGAGGTTGTTGGACTTCTGCAAACTTGCGGCTTGGGCCCCCGCAGCCGCGCCGCTAACGTCGAACGCCGTGGCAGGCTGATAAGCGGCCGAGCCAAGGCCTAAAAGGGATTGCGCGCCGCTTTGAGTGGTCGATGCCAAGATGTTCAAGCCGAACGCCCCAGGCGCCGTTCCAAGGCCTCCAGAAACTATTTGAGCGGCTGTCGCTTGCTTCGTGCCACCAGCGTGCCAGACGGCAAGCGGATCCGTGTTTGAAACCGATCCAGCGATCGGGAGATTTGGGATCGACTGGGCGCGCGCCGCCCCGCCAAACAGAAGCGCAGTAACTAAGAAGCCAAGAAAAAAGCGTGCCATGCGTCGTCCCTCCCGTAAAAATATGGGGTTCCGGGAGCGGTGCCATCCTCTAACAAAACAGTCTCTCCGACAGAACCAGTTTCTGGTAGCGCCGATACTAAAGCAAAACCATTTGAGATTCCTACGATCAAGCCCAACAAGAAGTTGAAGTTTGCCAAAAGCTGAGTCACATCAGCTGGCTGACCATTGGCTAGATCAGGGTAAGGTAGCTCCGCCATCAGCAAGGCGTCCCGGTGAAACTGAGCATCACAGACACGCTTGCACGAGCCGTGATTCCCGTCGAGGTGTCTGTCGCCGTCACTGTGGCATTGTCCGAAACGACCGTGTTGCTACAAGATACGGCGGCACTGAAAGTGGTTATTGCCGCGGTGGGGTTCGTGATTGCTGCAGCGCCCTCGTCCGTCCACGAGTAGGTGTAGCTGCCGAGACCGCCTGAAGCCGTAGCCGTCGAGGAGTTCGACACGGCCGTGCCCGGGGTTGCCCGCGCGCCGGAAACAGACGTCGGCGACGCCGCCACTGTCAAAGCCGAAAAGAAGAGCTTGTTGCCTGCAACAGTGCCGATGTAACCGCTTATGACGGTGTGGTTTGTACCGCCCTCACCGACGTAAATCTCCTTGACGACGTGGTTCGTGCCGCTCTCACCAATGCTGACGACTTGGGCGCAGCACGGCCCCGCCAGCAGCCACAGCAGTGCCAGGAGCCAGCGCATCAGTTTGTCTGCAAGTAGATGGCCCCAGTGGCCAACGTGCCAGGGGCTGCCGTCCCGTAAGTCACAGACGCCGCGCCGCCGTTTGTCAGGTACATCCCTGGCGCGGAATTAATGGTCACGCCCGAGGGAAAAGCCTGGGCCGCTCCCCAAGTGTTCGCCGCGCCCAGAATCGATGCCGACACCGTTGGGTAAACCAAGGCGCCCGCCGCAGCGGCGCTGATAGCGACCGGAACACCTGCGGACCCCGAACCGTTGGCTATAAAGGTTTGCGCAGCCTGAGACGCCAGGGTCGGATTAGGATACGTGCCGGCCAAGGCTCCCCCAGCCGGGCCGCCCGTCCCTGCTGTACCCCCTGTCCCGCCCTGGGCGATCGATAGTGGGGTCAAAAGGCCGTTCAGCGACGTGATGTCGCTGTTCGCGCCGTTTGCCGCGCCGCTGTTAACAAAGCAATTCCTGACTAAATTAAAATCCGCCATCACTTGATTGGCGTCGGCGGTCTGGCCATTGCTCAACACGTAAGGATAAGAAGAGCAAACCCCCGCAAACGCAGGCCGTGTTAGGGCGCTCAATAGTACAGCAAGGGCAAAAAGCTTCTTCATATTCCTGGCCCTTGTGTGAGGAACCCCGTCGGGGAATACTTTATGTACAAGTTCCCGATGGATTGTCCCGGCGAAGAGGTTCCGAGAACTTCCACGGACATCTGTTTGAAGTCCACGGTGCCGGTCCAGTCTATAGGATATTGCACGAACGGTCCAGTCGCCACACCCCAGTCAAAAGCCCCCCAGCTCACGGCGCCCCAGACCGATCCCCCCATACCCGTTCCTACACCATAATAATTGCCGCGACCCCACTGGAACTCCCCCCAGAGCGTAGGTTGCTGGACGTAGCCGTCAATGTAAACCGTATCGAGGGTTTTGTTCGCTTCGTTGAAGGCTCTGACGCGCACCGTATCTTGGTCGCCAAGGGCCAGCATGATCGTCGATTCAACCACTTGATTGTTGGCCATGTCTGCGTTGTCCGGCCCCAGCGTTGTCGTGTAGTTCCAAGACAGCGTCGCGTTATTTTCGGTGTAGGTTGACGTCGCAACAGGGATCACACCGGACTGGTAAAGTGCGGCCGGCGCAGCAACCGGCGCGGCGATGAAGCCGCCACCTGCACCGCCGATCGGATAAGACCCAATCACGTTCGCCGCAAAGGTGTGTGGCCCCGTCCAGATCTTCAGGTCGAAGTCGTACCAATATTCTTGGAAGGGCTGACCAGCGGCCAGGGGGTTTTGCAGGCTGATCCGCATCACGTCCTGGCCATAGGCTGCGCACATCCGCGACGGATAGAGCGCGTTGATCAAAGGCGTGTTGACGCCTTGGCCGTTAGTGCCGATGGGCTCGGACACTTGGCCCGTCAAACCCAAGACGCGAAGCCCGTCGGTCGCCACATAGGCCAGGCCGAGCGGCGTGGCGCAGATAGTGCTGGGCGCCAGAGTGCCGACCCCGCCGGTGATCGCGTTCTGCTGAAGGTTGCTGGTGTCGGCGTCGCCGGTAATCTGGTACTGGGTGCCGGTCCCCTTGAACGCGATCAGCGCTGCGACCACGCCTCCCGTCACCGTGTTGGTATAGGGCAGACCCGCCAGGGCTGTGATCGGCTGGTTGTCGCCCAGAGTCAGCGCCTGATTGGCGTTGGTGAGCTGGGTTGGGTTCAGGGAATCGGAAAAGACCAGGAAGTTGCCAACCCCGTAATAGGCCCGCCCGTTGAACTGACCGACGCACGCCGGCACGGACGACAGGGGATAGGTGTTGAGGTTCCCCGCGCCCCAGAGCGGCGCCGCCAGCGTTCCGCCTTCAATCGCCACGGCAACGCCGTTGGCAGTCGTTATGGCGTTCTCGGAGATCGTGATCGACCCGCCGCCCGAGACGTCAATCGCCACCGAAGCCGCCGTCTCAATGGCGTTCTCCGACAAAGTGATCTGCGTCCCGCTATTCACCGAAACCACATAGGCGTCCACCGAGAAGGCGGGCGACGCCACGCTCATGCCGTAGGTGATCCCCGCGGTGCTCGCGAGACCTGTGACGATCGGACTGGCGTTGGTGGTGTTGCCTGTCAGGTTCGCGCTAAAGGTCCCGTTCGCCGCGGAGACCACCGTCGCGCCTGCGGGTATCCCTGGCCCGCTGATCGCTTGACCAGGCTGCACGCCGCTCAGGATCGGCGCAGACGTGCCGGTCGGCGTCTGCACGCTGGCGATGACCGGCGAGCCAGCGACGGTGTTGCCGCTGATCGCACCCGCCACAAAGCTCGAAATGTCGAACCAGCCGATGTACGGCCCCGCGCCGCCGGGAAAACCAGGGTGCGTGACGATGATGCGGCTGGGGAACGCCACGATGGTCGGCGGCGTCCAATCACCCACCGTCGGCTGCGTAGCCGGCACGTTGCCGGGAAGAACGCCGCTGACGGGGATGTAAGCGCCGGCTTTCAGGTCGTAGCAAAAGGGCTCGTCATAGCCAGGGTTGCGGTTGGTCGAGATCATCCCGTACATGCGCGACCCGACGATGGTGAACGCTGTCACCCCGGTCGGCATGTTGAAAGGCGCGAAATTCACGATCCCCTGCGCGGCAGGCCGCGGTACGAATACGCTCTTGGTGGTCGGCGACGGCACGAGGTTCTGCAGCACCAGCATGGCCCCGCTGAAGGTGTTCGACCCGTCCTGGCTGTCAGACAGGCCGATGGGTCTATGGGTGAAAACCTTGGCGTTCTTGATCGCCACGGCTCACCACCCAATGAGCTTGGTATTGGGTAACGTGTTGTAAGCGCGACCGAATTGACGACGATCTAATTTAATCGTTTTAGCGCGATTACTTGAATCATCTTTAAGCTTGAGATACCTTGAAAGGATGCCCTGGGCGCCCATGGGTCCCTCGCCCAGCCACGCATCCGCCCTGTCGTCCCCCGTGAGGCCCATCAGCTCACCGGCCAAGCGGCGACGAAGATAGGCGCTGTTGGGGAACCAAGGAACGGCGGTGGACGTCTGAGGGTTCTCCACGTCCGCCATTTGCGAGTAGTAGCGCACCGTCACAGGATAAGCGCCGCTCGGCGGCGCGTAGACGTACATCACCGGCGTCGGATTGTCGCTCAGCGACAGGTCGGTCGCAAAGACGTAGGGGTAAGACTGGATGCCGGGCTGCTGGACGAGATGGTCGAACTCGGCCAAGTCCACCGGGATCATGTCGTACACGACGCCCTGCAGCGTCCAAAACACCTCGCCCTCGATGGCGCGGAGATAGTCCGCCGGCAAGGGGTACGGCCCCGAGCCGTATATGCTGTTGCCTTGGGAGGCGGTCAGGCCAGGGTTAAAATTGAAGTAGAAGGTCTTCTTGGCGACGTCGAGGTCGTAGGTCTGGTTCAGGTCTTCCAGGATCATCTGGAGCAGCTGACCGGCCTGAGACATAAACCCAGGGCACTTTGCGTCTTGGGTGGCCAGGACGCAAATCTGTTGGTAGGTCAGCGCCACAGGTTGCTCCTGTTCAGGAGGCGACCTTATCCAGGTCTCTGATCTTCTCGTCTAGCACCAAAAGCCGCGCTTGACGACGGCTGATCGCGATCTGGATATTGTCGAGAAACTGCTGTCGCTCCGCGGCGTTCGTTTCCTTGGCCTTCTTGAAGTTCTCGATCTGGGTTTCGACAAGACGCAAATTGGCCTCTGTCCTGCCCTGCGGCTTGTACGGGCCCTGGCCACCGCGCTTGGCGTGCGCAGCGTAACCCTCTTTCAAGGTTTCCTCGCGCTGACCATGCATCTCCAAAATTTGCACGTCGAGCTGCGCCTGCTGCTTTTGGAAGTTGGCCTCGGCCTCGGCGATGTCCTGCTCGGCCTGCGCCACGTCGTCGCGCAGCTTCTGCCGCTCCTCCTTCAGCAGGGGGATCTCGTAAATGCCGCGCTGGCGGTCCGCCAGGCGCATGATGCGGTCGATCCGCGCATTGACCGTGTCGTCGCTCTCGTCCTGCTCGAAATAGCCCTGGAAAACGATCTGCCGGTTGCCATCGACGTTGATCGTTGTGGAAAACCCGATCGCCGGGACTTGGATAGGCTTCGCTTCTTCGGTCATGACGCCATCTTTTGAGGGGGATTGATAACGCCTTTGACCGGCGACAGACCCGTCTGGCGAGCGCGTTGATAGTGCTCGCTCAGAGTCTTGCCGTCGATCTCGTCCTGGTGCCGCCAGCCACGCTGCTGAATCTCACGCAGGGTCTCGGCGACGTGGCGGGGAACCGTGTAGGTTTGCGCGTGGTAGTAGGGCCGGTGGTTCAGGACCACGAAGGGCGAGTGCGGCGCCAAGTCCAGGGTGATCCGCACCATTTGGTCCTTGACCCCGTCGCCCGTGGACATGCCGCCTTCGGTGCGAAGGCGCTGCATCTCGTCGGCGATGATCTTCTTCTTGGCTGCCTTGATCTGTTCGGCCAGGAGTTGCTTGCGCGCTTCCTCGCGCGCCGCCAGCACTTCCTCGTTGGTCAAGAACGTGTGCAAGCGATCCGGGTCAACCGGCGCGGGCTCGTCGAAGTCCTCGGGCTCCTGCACGACTGGCGCGCGGGCTGCGCGAGCTTTCTTGGGCTTGCTCGGCTCGATGGGCGCCGCAGCTTCCGCGGCGATCTCGCCCGTCAGGGAAGTCGGGCCTGAAAGGTCTTCGACCTCGCCCAGTAATTCCGCCGCCGTGGGCGTGTCGTTCTCGGACATGCAACTTTCCCCGCAAAACGGTTTGGAAAGTTAAACCTATCCGACGATCAGGTGTGTGTCCAGCTTGTACCGCCTAAAGCGATCGAATAGGCAGAGACCACGATCGGCCAGCCCGCGGCGTCCACACCGACATAATCACCCGGCGCCAGCTTGATGAAACCCTTCCTCTCGGGAAGGTACAGCACACCATCGGCGGTAAACCGGGAACCCATCATTTCCGAAGAAGGGTTCTGGCCCCTGATCGCGTTGTTGATCGTGGCGATGTCGGCCGCTGCCATGCCGCTGTTGTAGCCGGGAAGGAAGGGCAAAGCGGTTAGGGAATTGTTCGCGTTGGTGCCTAAAGTTCTTGTTGCCATGATGCGCTCTCTAAAAGCTTGAGAAGGCCCTCCGCCGAAGCGGAAGGTTAACTGAAGCTCCTAGCCGAAAGCGGTAGTAAAGGCCGAGACGCTTTCAATACGTGCGAAGAAGTTCTGGTTTTCCAAAAGCGTGCCGTAAAAACATTTCCACCCAACCACGCGCGACTGGTTGAGTGGGTCTGATTTGTCGGCGTCCTTCAGATAAGTGAACTTCGCATCGTCGAGAACGACTTGCCCGTAAGCCCCGCGGCCCAGCACGAACGTCGGATATACGGTCAGGCCGGTGGCCGGCGCCGCGGGCGGAACCTGCGCCAAGCCCAGGGCGGTGATCACCACCGTGGTGTTCGGCGTCAACTGCGTGGCTTGGCCAGCCAGGGGGCCGCCGAGGGGGCCAGAAGCGGAAAGGCCGAGGTTGGCCGGGCTGGCGGTGGTGCCGACGTAGACGTTGAAGGTGTAGCCGACGATGTTGGGCAGCGTCACGCTGATCGAGCCGTTGGGGCCGGTGACGGGGATCGCGCCGGACACTTGGTAGATGCGGCTCTCGTACTGGTTCTGCGTGTCTGACGCGGTGACGATGATGTAGTAGTTGCCGGTCGCCAAGGAGCCCGCCGTGCCGGCCGTGCCCGAGAGCTGGGCCACGCCCGTGAAGGACGGGACCATGTTGGACTTACAGAAGCGGATGCCCGACCACTCGCCGGCCTCGTAGTTGTAGAGGCGGTTCAGGTCGGAATAGGTCCAGGCCTGGATCACAGTGGCGTTCTGGCGGAAGTCGGCCACGACCAGGGTGTGGATGATAGCGGCGTAGTGCGGCATGGCGCGGGGATTGGACGACGCCTTGGCGCCGCCGGCATCCGCGTCGATCTTCATGTCCGCGCGCTCATCGCCCATGTAACGCGGCGCGCCCAGCGTTTCGAGGGCGGCGTCGGTGCGGATCACCGTGGTGGTGTCGAGCACGTCGCCCGCCACCAGGGCGCCGCGGGAGCCGCGGGAGTTGACGTAGTTCACTTGGGTGCCAGCCATGAGGGCGTTCATGGTGTTGCGCTCAAGGGTTTCCGCCAACTGCATGGAGATCAGCTCGGTCGCTTTCTTGAAGAGCGGATGCTTGATGGTCATCTCGCCGACGTCGGTGATGGTCACCCTGTCGCCCCACTGGAGCGCGGTGGCGGACACCTGGGCGATAGTCATGGTCTCGCCGATGGGCGGTACACCTTCGGACAGCGGCGCGAACGGGAGCGGCAGACGGTTGTAGCGGGTGGCGGTGTAGGTGGTGCCCCGGCCTTTTGGCAGGGTCAGAGGGTCGCCGAACTGATAAGCGACGAGCTGGCGCCTCGCGAGAGGCAACGTCTCGTCGGCGATGTAATTCTCGATATCAGAGGCGAACTGACCTGCAATGTTGACGGCCATGGAAGCGGCTCCCGCTGTTGCGCGGGAGCAAGTCGGCCCCCGCTAGATGCTCATGTTCTCCAGCCGGCGGGTGCGCTGTTCCTTCTCAGAGCCACCGCGACGATTGCCTGCTGGCACGTCGCTGGTGGACGAAGACGGACGCGCCTGCTGGCGGGTTCGATTCGTGGCGGCGGTGCGCTCCTGCTTGGCTTTGGCCTTTGAGGCGCCAGCAAGGGCCTTCTCGCCGATGACGTACTTCAAGACCGTCTCGCGCGGGGAGTTGAAGCCTAGCTGCCGAAGGCGCTGAAGCTCGCTCTCTACCTCGTCCTTGTATCGAGCGGCAACCGTATTGCGGGCGCACATCCCCTCGAAGGCCGTTCGATCCGCGCTGTCTTGCGACTGGAACTGGATCTGGTTGAGTTGGTCTTGGAATTTTCGGCCCTGCTCATTGAGCAGGTATTCGGTCCGCTGATCGGGATCCATGTTCGCCAGGCGCTGGGCGCGCTGCTCGGCGGTCTCTGGAGGCGGACGGTTTTGGTTCTGACGGAGAGCTTCAAGTTCCCGTTTAGCCGCGGCGGCTTCCGCCTTGGCCTCTTTGGCTTCTCGCGCGATGACCGCAAGGCGGCCTTCTTTGCGAGAAGTCTTCGCGCTTACTTCACGCGATCGGTTTTCTTGCCCTTCATCCTCTCCGTCATCGTCGTCTTCGACGAGATCGGTTTGCTCTTCGCCTTCGTCCCCGTCGCCGGCATCATCTTGCCCTTCATCATCTTCGACGCCATCGGAGCCTTCTTCTTGGTCTTCAAAGTCGCCTCCGTTATCATCTTCGGGTGAATGCAGGGCTTGAGACCAGGATGAGGTCGCAAGCAAAAGCCTCTTGAGAGGATCCATCAGCTTCTCCTAGTCGGTAACGCCGACCGCTCGCAAAGGGTGGGTAACGCCACACCACTCGGAATTTGAACAGAAACACAGCCTAAGCTGTTTGTCAAAATCACATTTTCCTCGGCATCCCGACGGCGCCGGCCGCGGGCAGTCGATCGGCATGGATCATACCGGGCGGCCCCTTCTGAACGGACGGGCCGGCCTGGGCTCCGCCTTTCGGTGAGCCCGCCACACCCGGCCCTGCGCCGCCCGGCGCCCCAGGCAAGCCGCCCTGCTGTTGCTGAGCCATGTTCTTCTGCGCCTGCTGCTGGGAGTGCAGCATCAGGTGGTAGCGGAAAGTGCCGTGCGAATCGCCGAAGGCCTGCATCGCCTGCATGTGAGCCTGCATGTGTTCGACGTCGTTGTCAGGCGGGTGGACCGGAAGGTTGAAGCCTTCCGCCAGCATCTCGTTCTCCTGGTCGGGCGGAACGGAAATCTGCTTGGCCATGTCCTCAAATATCAGCGGCGCCAGGCGCGGGCCGAACGCAGCCTCGACCATCTGCATGATCATTGGCGCCAGTTTCAACTGGTAGCCCTGGTACATCTGCGGCGGGATGCCCTTGATCACGTTGACCATGGCGATCTGCTGCTGGATCATCGCCGCGTTGCGCGCGGCTTCTACCCCGAACCACTTGAACTGGTAGCGGTGGTTCATCTGCAGCGGCTCGACCTCCTCCATCTGGGCCTTCAGGCCCATTTCCCCAAAGGACCGGATCATGATCGGCTCGTCGCGGAACTGATGGTCGTAAGCGGCGACGCGCTGCAGGAGCGGCGTGAGAATGCCTTCCTCGATGTTGATCACGGCGTCGGCGGTAGTGAGGATGTCCACCTGCTGCTCGGTAGCCATCTCCGCCTGGTTGCGCTTCTTGGCGCCGCCGGTGGACTGAGGGATCATCGAAGGGTTGACGCCCAGGGTCTGAAAGATCTGCACCTTGATGGCCTCGGCGCGCTCCTGCGCCGACTTCCAGAGATCGGGAAACTGGGCGAACTTGGTATCGTTCGGGCTGGTCTCCCACACCGCGCCCAAGCCCATGATCATGGTGCCGACCTTGGGGTTCTTCTCCGGGTCGGTCATGGTGATCGGCATGGCGGCGAAGTGCGCAGTGTCGGCGCCCTCGTTGATGGTGTCGTTGGCGAACACCTGCATGTCGATCACTTTGGAGATCGGCGCCACGCCCTTGGACACGCCGGCCAGTTTGCGCACGGGCACGCTCAGGATCGGGACTTCGTCACACCAGTAAGGGTTCAGCTTGGCCCCGAGCACTTGGCTCTCGCCGCCGAAATAGGCGCGGCATAGCCGGTCTTCGCCTTCGACTTTCAAGTGGCCCCACGCCTCATAAACCAAGGCGAACTTGCCCTTGGCCTTGATCCCGGCGTCGGTGGCCAGTTCTTTCGACACGTCCTTCGCGTCGTCCTTGGTGGCCTTGTTCATCGAGTCGATAAGGGCTTCGCCCTCCTTCTCAACGATGTCGCCGCGCTTCATCAAATCGCGAATCTTGGTCTTGGTCCAACGGCGGATCACCACAACCCAGCCGCCCGCGGCGATGGCCTCTTCAACCGAATTGGAAGTGGCGGGCAGGATCAAGACGTCGGCGTCGTGCAACACCTCGATGTCGGGCATTCCACGTTTGATGGTGATCTGATCGATGTCTTCGACTTCGCCCAGCGCCTCTTGTTCCAGGCCCGCCGCCTTGACGGGCTTCTTGACCCGAGAGGCCAGGGTCTTTTTGACTTCCTTCCACCCAACGTAAACGGACATCTGCCCTTCGGCGTCGGCCGATCGGCAGAGCGCCGGCACGATCTGCGTACGCAGTTTGGCCTGGCCGACGTAGTGCTCCAGCAGCGCCATGGTGGCGTGGGGAATATCGCCGTTCTCCGTCGTGACTTCGACGTAGCGGCCTGACTGGGGAAAGAGCTGGTTCGTAAAGCGGGTCTGGCGCGCTTCGACGGCATCGTAGACAAAGGGCAGGTATATCTGCGACGTGCCGGAATAGTACTGACGTTCACCCAATTTGCACTCGTAGGCGTCCCAGTAGTCGAGGATGTCGTCTACGCGATCACGCTGGTTGACGAAGCCCTCTTGGATGTCCTTGTAAACGTCCAGCAGGCGCTCGCGCGTCTTGGCTTGGGTGGACAGCTCCTTGTTACGTTCTGGCGGGAGCTTGGTCTTCGCCATCGTTATCTCCGCGGGAGCGTGCTGACGTAGCGCCGCCCATCCGCCGCCACGGCATAGTTCCTACCATCGTTTTCGTCATCTGGCGACCCGACCGAAAGACGCCCAACAAAGCTCTCCAGTCCCTCGATCAACACCCGGTAAGGCCCCTCTTCAGCATAGGCCGCCAACTGTCCTTGCTTCAGCAGCGCACGGCAGTAGCCGCCCGAGAAAGCGTTCAATGCCCACCGCGCCTCCGACGACACCATGACCATGGGCATCGACTGCTTCTCGCGCTGCAGGAGCGACGTCAGATATGGCCGCCCTTTCTCGGGCGGCGCGCCGCGCTGCAGCTCGATCTGGTGACGGCCGAGCATCTGCCGCAGGCCCACGTTGTTGTATTGGTCGAAGTGCAGCGGGCCGCCGAGCACGCGCACGGTGCGGCCCGCGTCGAGCTGCGCCTGGGCGACCATGTCCACGCCGACGGTGGCAGGGTCGCCTTCGCGCACGTAGTCGGCGAAGATGCGGATCGACCCGTCGAGCACCTGCAGCAAGACGCCGGTGGTGCAAATGCGGTTGGCGTTCATGCAGAGCCAAGCGGGCTGGCCGCGAAGCGGCTGCAGTTCCTCGGCGATGTGGCGCATCCCGAAGTCTTCGTAGAGCGGCAGGCCTGGGCGCATCTTCAGCGCGTAAGCCAAGGCGTTGGGCACGTCGATTTCGCCGGTGGGGAAGCCCAGGAACTGCTCCTCTACCTCGGGCATGGGTTTGACCCACTCCACCTCACGCGCATGAAAAAAGGGCTGCAGTGCCTTGATGAACTCCGTCTTGTGCCGCGGAGCGCGCATGGGCTCGACGGGGATGGAGGTGGCGCGCTTGACTTGCTCCTGGCGGATCGGCTGCATCAGGAACTCGTTTAGGCCGTCTTCTTCCACCCCGATCTTGATTGGGTGGAACTCGTCATGGCAGTCGAAGATGGCGTCGGTGATCTCGTTGGGCATCAGCCGCTTGCCCCAAGCGTCCCACACAACCAGCTTAGGTCCGACCCAGGACCAGCAGGCGTAGCCGGTGGTGGCCGACGTCGCCTTCACCGTTCTGGCGGGATCGAACATGGCATAGCACGCCTGCCAGGTCCGCACGCGCGGCTCGATACGGAACATGTCCTTCTTGAACGCCTTGCTCTCGGGCGCCTCGGCCTCACACATGTATTCGGCCCTCCAGCCCTGATACTGGCCACGGCGCTTGGCGCTGGCTTCGCTCTTGTCGATCCAGCTCATGGGGAAACGCTCTGGCCAGCTCGACGTCCGCTCGCCGGTCTCGGCGTGCAAGAAGTAGATTGGGAACTTGTGGACCAGCCATTCGGGATCGCGCATCAGGCGCATGGGAAGGGCGTCGGGGTGCAGCGGCGTCGCGGCCATGCGTTCGACGTAAGACGGGTCCGCCGCGGGGACCAGGTCGAAGTCATGCCAATCGCGGATCTTCTGCCGAGCCTCGGGCTTCACCATGTCGAGACGATTTTCCAGGTCGTCCGCAAAGATTAGGTCTGGTCGCTGGTCCAGCTCTTTGATCCCGCGCAGAGACTGCCCTTTGCCCAAGGCTTGAATCACAATGCCGGTGGACAGCTCGATCTTGTCGTCGCCCCACGGCCGGCCGCGCAGATCGCCGTACAGCTCGCGGATCAGCTCGTTGCCTTCGAACTCGCGACGGATGGCGTGCAGGCGGGCGGCGGCGCGATCAAACGTTTCGCCTACGATCAGGCAGTTCTTGAACTCGCGGTAGCAGGCTTTGATGGTGATCGCCTCTTCGGCGATGGTGGACTTGGCGCCGCCGCGGAACACCATGTCGAGGACGTTCTTCTGTGGGCTGTGCCAGTCTTCGATCAGCTGCCGGTGAAAGTAGGGCGTGCGCTGCGGATGGCGGTGGGCGAAAAGAGTCTGGTGGGCGAGAAGGCGATCCAGGCCCAGGAGCAGTGCAGTTCGCTCCCTCGGCGTCAGGTCATCCATCGCCGCCCGACATGCACACGTTGACTCGATGGGTGGCTCTTGCCAGGAGCCCGAGGGCTATTAGAGGCGAAGTAGTGGTTGGCGAAGTTGTCCATCAGCCTTGCTCGAACGAGTATCGGCCCTTGATCTGACGATGAAAGTAATGACCGGCCGAGGACGCAAGGGTCAGTCCGCGGTACGTCTCGACGGGGACGTTGGAGTAAGTGTAGCTGTCCCCGCTCTGAAATTCAATCGTCAAGGTTTGTTCGTCAGGGTCGTAGCTCGCCGAAGAGAGGTTGGACGAAGACCGGAAGATGAAGGTCTCGGCCACCAAGGTCACCAGGTCAGAGCTTCAGCCCGTGGGTGAAGCTGCCGATGGCGTTGTAGAAGGCGACCACGTCGTTGACCACGGCTTCGACGTCCGCGGCAATGGTGGTGAACTCCCCCTGCCATTCTGGCGCGATGTTCTTCAGGAACAGTTCGAACTCGTTCAGCACCTGGGTCAGCTTGTCGGCCCCGCTGAGCGTGGTCGATTCGGCCGTCGCAATGGCGTTGATAAGGAACGTGCCGGCCGCCATGACCTTGGGGAAGTCGCCGACGATCGTGGTCAGCAACGTGAGAAGGTTCATGATGTTCATGGCAGACCTGCGGGCTTGAAAACGGTGGAAGCTGTCGATTGCGGGGTCGAAGGTACGACCGATGCCCCGAAGGTGAGAGGCGGGGGAAACTGCGCCGCTTCCGCCTCGCCAGGGTCCACAAATTTAGGCGCGGTAGCCGTCGACGGAACAGGCGGCGACACGGACACACCAGGGGCAGCAATTTCGGCCGACACAGTCGGAACGACCGCAGTACTCGGCAGGGCGTTGAGGATCGCCGGCAGCAGTTTCCCTGCGGCTTCCTCCACTGTCATGGTTCCCACGACTGGAGTGGCCAGGGCTTGTTGGACCTGCTTCTTCTGCAGCTCCTTCTGGATGATCGACCATACGAGAGCCCCCAAGGCCAGGATCGCCGCGGCGCCGGCGTCCTCAAACGCCCCCGTGGTTGTGGTGGACAACAAGCCATGCTGCGCCAGGTACCCCGCGGCCAAGGTCATGGCCCAGCGGGCGGCGGCGGTGAGCTTCGGTTTGATGTCGGTGTCGAAGTCCATCAGGACAACAAGGCGGCTTGCTCAGCGGGCGAGCTGACCAAGGGTTGAGGCACGACGGCGATCTGCTCGGGCGGGCCTTGGCTCGGCGCTGGGTTGGGCGCCGCCACGGCGGTATCGACGCTCTGACCAACTGACGGCAAAGCCACGGGCTGCGGCGTCGCGCTGGTCTGCAGCTTGACGCTGGGGACTGGCTGGCTCTGGGGCGCGGTCACTTCGACCAGTGGCGACGACGTCACGCCCGCACCTTCTTTGGCGGCCGGCACGGCCACGTCGGGGTTAAGATGCGCGGCCAACTGCGCCTGCTCGACGGGATTGTTGGGTTTGGAATCGGCCATCTCGTCCCGAGGTTCGGGAAGGTCTTCCTCCTCGCCAATGCCGGCCATGTAGTTCAGCAAAGTGCTGGTGTAGGCCATGAGCGAACCATGCACGGCCATAAGCGCCATGCCCTGCACCCCGCCCGCCCGAAGCGCCGTGGCTTTGATCCCGTCCAGGATTGGTTCTAGGCGGGCTTTGCCTTTGGTCACGAAAGCGGTTGCGGAATCATCTGTGTCCGCCGGGGTATTCCGGTCTGCATCGGGGTCGTACTCCTCGGGGTCGTACTCCTCGGGGTCGTACTGCTCGGGGTCGTACTGCTCGGGTTTGTGGTCAACGGCTGCGGCTCGGTTGCGCTCAGCGTCGTCGCGAAGGATCTCAGAGGCCATTGGTTTTGGTCCTGGCTAAAGCGCAGTTGCGGCAAAATGTCGGAAGTGTCCAGGGCTGTCAAGCACTCACAAAAAAGCCTCGACGTTGCCGCTCAGAGCGCCGTCGAGGCAAGTTGTAGGTCACTGCTGTTGGGCGTATGCCGCGAAACGGCGACACTGTCAAGCAGCAAAGCGCAGTGATCTAGAAAGATCAATGTTTTCAAAGTGATACGGGTTTTAGGATGAGAGGTCAAAAAATTTTTTGCCCCCGTCCCCTTACCCCTTTTTCCCCGGAATGCCTTTACGCTTCAACGCCTTAGGGCCCTGGCCGAGGCGGCGATCGGCTGTGCAGCGTTTAACATTGTAAGCCGATATGGCGATGAGGCTATGTGTTCACGGCTGATCAGGGCTGTCGAGCGAGATGTTTGGAGGCAAGACGGGTTTATCGATTATCAATGCGGTGATATCGATAATCGATAAAAGCAGCGCTATCCGCGTGAAACTCGAAAAAGGCGCTTGACAGAACTGATCAGCGATGAACAGTTACAGGCAGCGGGCTCAGCCGCTAAGGAGACAAACGATGACACACGACAAAGCGATGAGCGGCCACAAAATGTCTTTCGACACGGCGTGCGCCGAGCTGAAGCGGCACGGGATGGCCGGGGAGCCGGTTTTGACGGACGACGGACACATTAGAACGGACGTCCTGCGCGCCTTCAACCCCAGAGCCCCTTGGGACGCAGATGTCCTGAAGCTGAACTCGAAGGCCATACTGGAGTGGCTTGGTCACTGAGCCCCTCGACTAGCCCCCGCTGCGGCGGGGGCCTTTCCAGGCGCTTAGACCAAGGGCCGAGCCGCAACGCCGGCCCGCCTTCCATCCCTTTCGACCATGGCCGCCCACAACGGCGCAAAGCCGTCTCCTGGTAAGCCGCAAAAGCCTGATCGGCTAAGTCATTGATTTTATATGTGGTATTTGACCAATACCACGCCCTGGCGTAACGCCTAAACCCTGCTTATTGACCTTAATAGGTAAAGCGGATAAGCGTCGAAAAGCGGCCTGAAGGGGCCATGGGATAGCCAAGAAGGGGAAGGGAGGGTAAGCGACCGAGGCCGCCCATGCGTTTGAGACGCGCTTAGTCGCTTACCATCCCAAACCCTTCTTGTCAACCCACCTATTCAGGCCGGCTCTAAGCCACCACGCAGGGAACAACTCCATGAACACGTTGAAAATCAATCTGTTAGACGATCCTAAGCCGATAGGCTTTCGGCTCTATGACCGCGGATTTATCTATGAGTTGCTGGATGTACAGCCCCATACCACGCGGCTAGGCGAGCGCAGCTTGGTCACGACTTGGCTAGGCGAGTGCGCCAAAGACGGCGAGCCGTTCACCTTCAAATCCGGCGCGGCGATTCACAATCTGCCTCGCCGATGCCGCGAACACGCAAAGGGCATGACGCGCTCAGTCGTGGCCCCTTTTCGGCGCTACTCGCCGTCAGATGCGCATATGGACGCTGCGCAGACGAAGCCAGAGGATCCAGAGCTGACCAAATGGAAACGCTACGCCAGGACGCTCGAAACCTTGGTCGAGGAGCTGGGCGGCGACTTGCCGGAAATAGACGAAGCGTCGCCCAATCGCACGGCCGTCGCTGGCGCCGTCGCACCCAAGCCGGAGATGACAGAGGCGGAAATAGCAGCGGTGCGAAACCACCTACTTGCGGTCGCTCGAAGGGCGCGCGAGGAGCGCTTAGCGGAGATAGCGGCGGAACAAGCGGCGCTCAAACCTAGCCCCCAAGACCTGCTAAGCTAGGCCCGTGGTGCGTGGTAGCCATGTGGTGAATACCACGCCTTACCACACACCACGCCAAGGCGGAAAAAGCCGCTTGACATTACTGATCAGCCGTGAACACTTATGGGCGGCGGGCTCAGCCGCAATGGAGACAAGACCATGGTCGAAAAGCTTATCATACAGACAAACGCTTTTAACGGTAAAATCGAAGGCGGATACGTCAGCCTGTTTCAAGGCAGAAAGTTCTTGAAGAGGATAAGCGAAATGATGGCGGTTGCGGAGGTGGGCGCGCACATTGTGGCGCACCCAGACATGCCGATCTGCGTTCTGGCCTGCTAAATTTGAGCCCCTCGACTAGCTCCCGCTGCGGCGGGGGCCTTTCCAGGCGCTCAGGCCTGACTAGGAACAAAAACGATGAACAAGCTTAAGCAGTACGTAAAGCGGACCATCCTGGCATCCGCCAAGGAGCATGAGCAATGGGCTCGCTGTGTGCGCAAAGCCAATATGGCGCGCATGTACACGGCCAAGGAAGCCAAGGCTGAAGGCCTGCGGATGGCCTTTCTGGATGCCACTAGGGGCGTGGATACGGGTTGGTGGAGTGACCTGATCTATACCCGCGACGTGTACCAGATGGCGGACAAAAACCGGAAAGCTATTGCGGAAGCGATGACGGCCTTCTTATCCGAAACAGGGGAAACATCGTGGCGTGCGGCGGAAGGAACGTCTAGCACGGATATTCTCGAAGCCTGCTTCCTAGCTCTGTCCTTCAAGGTCTGGGAGAATAAGACATCCGATCAGATGCGACTCGAACATGGCTCTAACGCGGAAGCTATGTGTGACGCCCTCATGTTCGGCCTCAAGTTAGCTGTCGAATGGTATGCGCAAGAATTAGCCTCAGAAATGGGCGTCGAACTCTGAGCCCCGCTTAAGCCCCATCGCCAAGCGCGGTGGGGCTTTTGAGGCGCTCAGGCCTCCAGGAACAAAAATCATGCCCGTTTCGATAACCCGCGACCAGCTGGTCGCCATAAACCCTTGCCGCCTCAAAAGCCGCCTCGCCTTGTTCGGCGATCGCAAAGCTATGACAGCCGCGGAAGCTTTGGCGGCGGGCGCGTCGATCGGCGAGCTACTTTGGGTCGCCGGCCGCCTCGGCATGAAGCGCCAATGCGTTCAATTCGCTTTAGAATGCGCTCAGCGCGTCGCTCACCAAAACGAGGATCCTCGCGTTCAAGCCGCCTTGAACGCCGCGCAAAACTGGCTCGACGCTGATACGGACGCCGGGGACGCCGCCGCGGACGCCGCCTGGGCCGCCGCCTGGGCCGCCGCCGGGGCCGCCGAGGCCGCCGCCGAGGCCGCCGCCTGGGCCGCCGCCGGGGCCGCCGCGGCCGCCGCCGGGGCCGCCGCCGGGGCCGCCGCCTGGGCCGCCGCCGGGGCCGCCGCCGAGGCCGCCGGGGCCGCCGAGGCCGCCGCCGAGGCCGCCGCCTGGGCCGCCGCCTGGGCCGCAGAACAAGAGGCGCAACGCGAAATCTTCCTTAAGATATCCGCATGATGCGCGCCGCCGTTCTCGCGCTCAACCTAGCTGGCGCCCTGGCTTTCTACGCGATCGCCTTCGGCGCCATCGTTCTGCTTTCACACTGAGCTTCGCTTAAGCCTCACCGCCAAGCGCGGTGAGGCTTTTGAGGCGCTCAGGCCTCTAGGAGAAAGACTATGCCTATTAAGGCCGGATCTGTCGCCCACGCGAAGCTGGTACTAGCTGCGGAATGCATTGTTTCGAGCGACGATATTCGATGGCCAAAATCTACTATTAACGCTCTCATAAAAGGGGCTAACACTTGGAAAGACGGCGGCCCGTATTGGGCGCACCACATTTCTTATCCGCACCCCACGACGCCTGTGCATTGGTTTGACGCCGATGGCGACAGGGACCAAGGCGCTCTCGCTTTGCGCCAAGAGGGATTGCTATGAACCTCCTAGCTGAAGTCAAAGACGCCACGGGCTGGCCAGACGTCGATATCGCCGACATGGTGGGACTGACCAGGATCACCGTGAACCGCGCGTCGCACGGCGCTAACGTGCGGATGCGCGACATGAAAACCGAGCATCTGCGCGACGCCTTGGTCGAGCTGCGCGACAAACTGCAAACGTTAATCGATTACATTGACCTTACCAGTTGACGTCGAACGGGAAAGGCGTTTAACATTTTAAGCATGATCACTTTCACCGTCATGGGCGCGCCGCGCGGCTGGGCCAGGACTGGCCAGCGCGGCGCCGTGCGTTTCGTCGATAAGGCGACCGCCAGCTATGAAAACAAGGTGGCTCATCTGGCCGGACTGGAGATGAAGGGCGCCGCGCCATGGGAAGGTCCTGTCTCTGTGCAGATCGAGATCACCTATGACGTGCCTGAGTCTTGGTCAAAGAAGCGCCGCGCCGCGGCGCCAGGATCGCCAGCGCCCAAGAAGCCCGACATCGACAACTGCGCCAAGATCATCCTCGACGGACTGAACGGCGTCGCGTTCAAAGACGACGCCCAAGTCACGGACTTACGCGTGACCAAGCGATATGGTTGCGTGGCGAAAACCGACGTCGGGGTTTTCAAGATGGGGATTCTATCGTGATGAAAACATACGAAAAATTAGAAGAAGAGCTGGCGTATTTCAAGCGAGCCTTAAAAGTCGAGCAATCAGAAAACCGATTGGCGAAACTGTCCAAGGCTTTCGGCTTTACACCGTCTGAAGCCAAATTAGCGCTGGCGCTTTATGATCGCGCGGGGAGAATGATAACCAAAGAATTTACTCTTGAAATTCTTTACCCAAACCCAGACGAAGCGGCCGAGCAAAAAATCGTTGATGTGTTTATTTGCAAAATCCGCACCAAGCTAATCTATCGCTGCGGCGATCAGAAGCCGATCGATACGGTTTGGGGGCGCGGTTATCAGATGTCGCCGGCAGGGATGGCGATTTTCGCTCAGGCGCTCGACGAGGCGCCGCCCAGTGCCGCTTGACCTTTTCCCTTACCAGCACGAAGGCGCGGCGTTCCTGGCGGGAAAGCGTCTCGCCTGCCTTTACGATGATATGGGAGTCGGGAAGAGCGCCCAAGCCATCGGCGCTTTGGACGCCGCAAAGGTCAGGCGGGCGATCATTGTGTGCCCGGCGAGCGTGCGCGAAGTATGGCGGGGCGAGTTTCGCAAGTTCGGCCGTCTGCCGCGGAAGATCCTCAAGGCCAAGAAGATCAATGACCTCGGCCTATGGCTGAAGGACAAGGTGGACGTCCTGCTGGTGTCTTATGAGATGGCGGTGAAGTGGGCGCCGCGTTTGAGCGGCGACGTCATCGAGGCGCTGATCTTTGACGAGTCGCACTACATGATGAACGACGGCTCGCAGCGCACAATCGCCCTTTTGGGTCCAAACTGCGACGGCAAGGGCGGGCTGGCCTATTGGGCGGCCAAGGTTTGGTTCCTCACGGGTACGCCCATGCCGAACGACCCCCTGGACATTTGGCCGATGCTGCGTTTCACCGGCGCCACGCTTTTGGACAAGTCCAAGTTCAAGGCGCGCTATTTCACGAGCCGGAATGGATCTTACGCCAGCCGCCAGACGCCGCGGGAAGAGATGGTTCCTGAGCTGCGCCAGGTGATCAGAAGTGTGTCTCTACGGCGCACGAAGGAGCAGGCCGGCTTGCAGTTGCCGCCGATATTCCTCGCGACCCAGACCGTGGACGGCGACACCGCCGAAATCAGGGCGCTCCTGAGCGAGCATCCTGGCATGGAGCAGGCGGTCCTGGACGCGGTGGAGAAGGGCGGCCTGTCGTTCCTGGACGCCCAGCACATCGCAACCCTTCGTCGGCTGGTCGGCGAGGCGAAGGCGCCGGCTTTCGCTGAAATGCTTGCGGAGGAACTGGAAAATGGACTCAAGAAGGTTTGCGTCTTCGGGCTACACAAAAAGGCTCTCGGAGATATTCGGAGTTACCTTTCAACCAGGGGACACGGTGTCGTTTACATTGACGGATCGGTCGGGGAAAATCATCGAGCAGAAGCGGTTCAAAGCTTCCAACAGGATGAACAAGTCGCAGTGTTCATTGGCAACATTAGAGCCGCCGGGACCGGACTCACCCTTACAGCTGCCTCTGACTTAATAATGTTCGAGAGCGATTGGTCACCTGGAACAAACGCCCAGGCGATCATGCGCGTGCATCGCGTCGGCCAAACGGAGACGGTGCGCGCTAGGTTCATCTCCCTGGCCAATTCGATCGACGAGCGCGTCACGGACACCGTGGCGCGCAAGACCGCCGCCATCGGGAAGATCGGTTTCGAGATGGCGGCCATCGCATAAGAGCGCTTGACGGCGACGCTGAACACTGTTTAACATTCTAAACTCAAATCACAGGAGGCCTGCGTGGCTAGATTCACACTGACGATCGAGACAATTACGGCGGATGAAATGGCCTATTTCGCTGCTGCGATGGCAAACGCCTCACCAGCCGAACCCGAGGGAAACTTTGAGGTTGACGCTGGCCGCGTGGCGGCGGGGGCTGTTATGGAGGGAGTGCTAAAAAAGCGCGGCCGGCCCAACAAGGCGTCTGCCAGCGCTGTGGAGCAGACTGGCGTCGCGGAGAGCCCTGTCGAGAAGCCAGCCCAGCCTTCCCCTTCGACGACTGCATCCCCTTTTGATCTGAACGTGAAACAGGGCGCCGCCGCGGTCGAGGCTATCAAGGACCCTGGCGCGGCCAAGCTGACCCTGGCCGACGCCAAGAGCGCGCTGAACGATCTCATCAGCGCTACGGACACCGGTCGGGCGCTGGAGGTGATGAAAGCCATGGGCTTTGAGCGCATCTCTGCGTGCCCTGAGGACAAATACGGCGCCTTCGTCGCCAAGGTCCAAGAGATCCTAGGGAAATGACCGATGAACCCTGCCCTCGGTGCGGCTTTGTGCTGCGGCGCTCTCCTGTGCCTGAGCAGGGTTCAGCCTTTGCTGCCGAAGCCGCAGCCAAGCAAGAAGCTTACGCCGCCCATCGCAAGGCGTTCCGCGAGGCCAACCCCCTGCGCACAAGAGACGATCTGGAGCAAAAGTGATGCTGCCTCCCCGGTACAAACGGAAGATCATCATAGAAGCCTATTCGTATGCGCCCCTGACGCCCAAACTTGTGTTTGGGATGATGCAAGGGTTCCGGTCGTCGATCCTACAGGCGAGCTTGGAAAGCCCGCTGCGGGATGTGTCGCTGAACCTTTTCGACGTAGAGGCACAGGAGGAGCTATCCGACCATTTCAATCCAAAAGAGATATTTCCGAACTGGGGACGAAAATGACAACTAAGCCTCTTCATTCCGAGTTCGGCGGCTCGATCGCCTCTCGCTTTATCAACTGTCCGGGCTCGACGGCGCTGAACCGCAGGGTTCCGCCGATGCCTGAGAGCCCCTATGCCGCCGAAGGAACGCTGGCCCACGAGCTGGCCGCACAGTGCCTTCGAGAAGGTATAAGGACCGCCAACGATTTCATCGGCCGCCCGGCGCCGGCGGATCGGCCCGCCATAACCCACGAGATGACAGACGCCGTTGACGAGTATCTTGACTACGTGTTCGGCGTGATCGACGCCCATCCTGACGCGGAGTATGTGGTTGAGCACGGCTTCGAAATTCCCATCGCTGCGGCCGAGCCCGGCGAGGTGTACGGGACCGTCGATTGCCGCATTTACATCCCGTCGCTCAAGAAGCTGATCATCGTGGACTATAAGCACGGTATCGGCGTGAACGTGGACGCGAGCGACAACGCCCAGGGAAAATTCTACGCCGTGGGCTCGGCCTTCGCCGAGAAGGTGCCGATCGCCGAAGTTGAAGTGGTGATCGTCCAGCCGCGCGACTGGCGCAATCAATACAGCGAGACGTCGGTGCGCTCCTGGACCATGGACACGTCGGACCTGCTGGAGTTCAAAGGCGTGCTCGAAGACGCCGTCAGGCTCAACAAGTCCTTCATAGGATCGGACAGCGGTATGCTGCGCAGCTCAGACGCCGCTTTCAAGCGCGGACCCTGGTGCAGCTTCTGCGACGCCGCCGCCATTTGCCCCGCCGCCGAATTGCCTTTCGCAGGAGAGCTTGATTTGCCTGGTCGATCCATCGTGGGTGTGACGCCCGCCACTCTGCCCGACCCTAAAGAGATGGACGTCGAAAAGCTGGCGCGCGTCCTGGAGGCCGGCGAGGTGCTCCAGGAGTGGCTGAGCCAAGTCCATCAGCGCGTAGAGGCCATCCTGCTGGAGGGCGGCAAGGTGCCAGGCTGGAAGGTGGTCGATAAGCAGGCCCGCGCCAAGATCACCGGCGAGCCCGCGGACATCGTCTCCTACGTCGATATGGTGTTCGACATCCCGCGCGAGAAGGTGATGATCGAGAAGCTCGCCACGCTGACGGAGATCGACAAGGTCCTGAAAGCGGCCGGCGCGACCAAGAAGCAGATCGACGACTTCCGCCTGAAGTTTACGATCAAGGAAAGCAGCGGGCGAACCATCGCCCGAGCCAGCGACAAGCGGGAGGCGGTAGACGCCGTCGCGACGGACTTCTCGTCCGTTCTCCTGACCTAACCGAGGATACCGAGACCGATGACCGCATCCACCAAAATGACCGCCGATTGGGTTCGACGGACGATCACAGACAACCCTTGCCGCAAACTCGAAGGCGGCAATATCCTGACCTGTCCCGTCCGCCTGGGCTTCCCGCACTTGGAGAAGCCTCAGAAGGCGATGGAGGAGGGCAAGGCGGACAAGTACTCCGCCGTGC